GCAGACACCCGCCGAAGACCCCGCCATGACCACGCGCAGCCACCAATGGACGCGCTCGCCGTTCACCTTGCACACTCGGTTCTCCACGTTCTTGAAGAACGCCCATGGCCTGTCCATGCCCTGCGAGTAGCCCTGAGTGCCGAAAGCGGGCGAGCCGTACACTTCCGTCTCGCTGAAGAGGAACAGCTTGCCGTTGCTCTTCCATGCAAAGCCCGGCGACGTCGTGAGCGCGCCTGATGCCTGGTAGCGCGTCTCGGCGAGCGTGCGGAAGTCGAGCATGTTCGCCTTCCAGTCGGCCGGAACCTCGGGAAGCACCGTCGAGTTGATGTACTTGTAGATGTTCGACGCGAGGTAGGGGTTCTGCTCGGCCGCCGTGCCGTTGTTGTTGTTCGTGGTGTTCCACTGGACGTTCGACGTCCAGCCCTCGCGGTAGACCATGCCGATGTGGTGGGGAAGCGGCTGGTCTGACATGTTGAAGTACGGGTCGAACTCCCCGATGCACACTTCCCATGTCTTGCCCGACGTGTGGGTCATCTGGGTGAAGTCGCCCGGTCGCAGGTGGCGGAAGTCGCCGGCCATGGCGCGGGCGTTCAGCAGGGCGCGCACGCTGCCGTATTCGTCCAACTCGCCCTGAAGGGCTTCGATGGTGGCGATGTCGCGGCCGGGGTAGATGTTGGCCGCAAGCTGCCGGTTGAACTCGGCTTCCTGCTTCGCGAGGGCTGCGGTCGCGCGGGCGGTGGTGTCGGCAATCTCGCACTTCGCCCCGTGCTTGTCGGTGATGTAGTTCGCCTGTGGCATCTTTTCTCCTAACCTAGCGTGATGGTCTTCGTCTCTTCGTCGTATTCGGCGCATGAAAGCACGCAGTTGCTTCCCTCGAACTCCACATGCTCGGGCTGCGTCCAGATGGTGCCGCCGCTGTGGAAGCACCCGTAGTCCGAGCGCAGTATCTTCGCGAGCGAATCGGCGTCGCCCGCGCCGGAACCGCCGCCCGTGAAGCCGCCCTGCGGGATGGAGCCTATGGCCGAGTTGATAAGGCTCGAAGCCGTCTCTGCGGCGGTCTCTGCGTTGGTGGCCGCTGTGTTGGCGCGCTCTGCTGCGGCATTCGCCGCACTGGTCGCACTCTCCGATTCTCCCTTCAATCGCGCGAACTCCGATACACGCTCCTTCTCCGCTTCGACGCGGCCTTCCTCGGCGATGACGCGCTCCTTCTCCGCTTCGGCGCGGGCATCTTCCGCGGTCGCGCGTCCCTTCTCCGCTTCGACGCGCGCGGTCTCGGCGCTCGCACGGGCTGTCTCTGCCGTGGCGCGGGATGTCTCTGCCGTGACGCGGGCGGTCTCGGCGCTTTTGCGCGCCGTCTCGGCCGAAGCACGGCTGCGCTCGGCGCTCGCCCGGGCGGTCTCGGCGGCGACGCGGGCTTCCTCTGCCTTCTTCACATCGTCGTTCAGCTTGTTCAACTCCAAGGCCGCCTGTTGGAATGCGGACAGGTCGTCTTTCGCCTGTTCGCTCAGGTCGTTGGCTATGACATGCTCTACCTTGATGTCGAACTCGCGGCTCGATGTGATGGTCTCTCCGCTCTCTAGCATGACCACTATGCGCGCTCTCACAAGCCCGGGATTCTGCATGGAGGTCGGGTAGGTGCATTTCCAGCGGCCTTTGGCGGCGTCCACGGCGTCGAACTTGCGCGTGCTTTTCTCTCCCGTGTTCAGGTTGTGCCAAGCCAGAAGCACGGTGCAGCCGGTGGTGTCCACCACCTCGCCGCCGTTCCTGATTGTGAGGTCTATGCCGCGCCCTCGGGCGTCTTCGGGGGTGGCGAAGAGCAGTTCGGGCGGGCGCTGGTCTGCCGCGTCGAGCGTCAGGGGGTGCAGAAACCAGCTATCGTTCATCTTCGCCATCGTCTATCAGTCCCTTCAGCTTGCCGAATGTGTCTTCGATGCCGCTCCTGTACTTCGCCGGTATGAGCGCCAATGCTGGGGCGAAGGATTCTTCCATCAGCTTCAAAAGAAGCTTCATCCGTTCGTCCACGTACTCCTTCTTGACCAGATATACAGTGTCTTCCTCGGGCTGGAACATCGGCTTTTCAGCAAGCCACGCGCTGCCGTCGAAAAGCACCTTCTCGCGATCGTTCTCGATGTCAACGATGGACGCGCCATGCTCGGCGGCGCGCTCCATGCGCTCTTCGGTGTCGATGCCCCACTGGATGCCCAGCTTTTCGAGCCTTCCCACTATCAAAGCGTTCCCCTTCCTACGTCACGGTGCAGAAGCCGTTGATGAAGCGCATCGTGCGCCGCGTCCATCCGATGCTTCCGTTCCCGTTGTCGTGTATCTCGGATATGTACTGCTGCTCGCCGGTCTTCGTGATGGTCGCCATCACCGTGGTGTCCGCTGACGAAGAGACGGCTATCTGGGGCGTGGATATGCGGATGGTGTGCTTCGCTTGCATCTGCATTCCCTTGTACTGCGCGCCGGTGTCGATGTTGTAGGAGTGTCCGCTGAAGTCTATGAAGGCGAACTGCTCGCCGCTCTCGCTTCCCTGAATCTGCCCGCTTTGCATGGTCAGAAGCTGCGCGGCGCTCCCGCACGAGAACTTCCCCGTGGCGTCGATGCTGTACGCCTTCATGTAGCGCGTCGTGAGCGACCCGGTGTTGAGGTTCCATACGTTGCGCCCTGCGGTGTCCGCTATCTGGCCTTGCTTGAAAAGCAGGTCGCCGGTGGCGAGGTTCCAGTAGTTAGAGCCGCCCCGGATGACGCCAGCGTTGATTTCGTCGGCCGTGAATCCATCGCCCGTCCCGAACGTGCGCCACTGCCATGTGTTGCCCACCCGCTTGTTGGCGATACGGAAGCCAGCGCCCTTCAGCTGTATTGCCATGGTCGGGTTCTGGTCAGCCGGCCTGTCGTAGACCGTTATGCCCTCGCCCGGCTCCATGTAGACGTAGCCGCCCGTGGCGTTCATCACGTCGTTGATGACGCCAATCACGGAGTTGATGTAGCTTTGGTCTGCCGTCGCCGCCTTATCCCATGCGCCCGCATGGTCGCGCAGGGTCTGCAATGCCGCAGCTTGGCGGTTGACCTGCTCGGTTATCGCCGGCGTTATGTTGCCCAGCGTGATGACGGTCTGAGACGGGTCGCGGTAGTTCCACTCGATGCGGAGGATGCGCCCCGACAGTTCGAGCGCCGGCGCGAAAGACCAGTCGATAATCTGCACGTCATCGCCTAGCTGGAAGCCTTCGAACGGGTAGCCGGCAGCGAAGAGGTCTTGCACCGTCGCTTCGTATGAGACCTGCGGCTGGGTGCGCTTCGGCAGTTCCGCCTTGGTGAGCGCGAGCAGTTCGCGGGCATCCTCGCATTCGCTGAACTCCACTTCTCCGAACACGTGAGCCTTCCCGCCCTTGCCGTCTGGACGCCCCCACCGGGCGAGCGCTGCGCTATCCGCAACGTAGTTCTTTCCGCCGTTGACGTCGCCGAAGGCCAGCTTCCGTGAGAAGCCGCCGGTCTCTTCGCCTTCATCGTCGGTCGCGGCAAGCCCTGCGCCGTAGCCGTAGAGCGCCGTCACCACGTTTTCGGCTTCCACGTGGCGCTTCACGGATATGAGGTCTTTCTTGTACTCGAACCGGCGGTGGTTGTCGGTTCCGAGCCTAGAGACGATTGCCACCTTGCGCGACGTGACGCCGGATGTTCCCACCCCGATTTCGGTCTTTATCTCGCCGCCCCACGTCTCGGCCACCGCGTTGATGGCAGCCCGGGCGTTGGTGTGGTAGAAGTTCTGCGAGTTCGAGCCGAGCGAAGAGGTGGAGCCTTGCGACCAGCGCGTCACGGCGAGCGCCTTGGCGAGCGCTCCGGCGGCGGTCATGTTCTGGTTGCGGACGTCTTCCAGATAGTCGCCCATGGTCTCGCACAGGCTGTTGTCTGCGACGTAGGTGCATAGCACGTCGGCGGTCTCGCGCAACTCTTCCGCTTCGGTTACCACATGCTCGTGCCATTCCCCGCTGTCATCTTGGAAAAGTGCGCGGTCGCCCTTCTCCAAGCGCACGGGCGTCGTGAAGGTCAGCGTGTCCTCTCCGTTGATTTCCTCTGCGCGCGTGCAGGTTATGGGGGACAGAGCGCCTATCTGAGCGCCCCATCTGTCGTATATGAGCAGTTCCACCATCTACAGCCGCCTTTCGACGTAGCGGATGCGCCCAGACACCGCCGATGAAGGCGCGAGGATGCGCATGCTGTGTACGCCCGGCTCCAATTCGAACCAGCGGGACTGCGGCGTCACGGCAAGCTTCGACGGCGTGGTCGAATCCTTCGTGGCGTACAGGAGCGCCGTCTTCATGGCTTCGGTGCCGGTGGTGCAGTCGAACACGACGCGGTTGCCGGCCTTGAACGAGTATTCGCTTCGAATCTGAAGGCCGGTCGTGAGGTCTAAGACGGCGACGTAGCTGCAAGGTGCGGGGATGTCCACCTCGATGACGGGATTCGCCGGATAGTTGCCGAGGATGTTCACGTCTCTGGCTGCGTAGCCAAGCGACGATGCGCGCTCGCCGTCGGCGAACCGCACCGGGTCGTATGCGATGAACGTGAGGGTGCAGCCGCCGGTACCCAGCCACTTTTCGATGTCAACCGTCCCCGAAAGGAGCGCCTTGTAGTACTCGCCATTGTGAAGCCGCGTGTAGAGCGGCGAGGGCTTGCGGGCGTACAGCTTCTGCGCGATGAAGGGAAGCACCTCGTTCAATTCGCGGCGGTTGCGGCGGATGACGCGGGCGTCTATCTCGATTGTCCGCGTGCCGAGCCGCGCGCTCTGGAAAAGCTGGCCGTCGGCACCGGGGATGTCGGTCGCGGTGTGAACCGTCTCTGGAAGGATGCTCTCGCGGATGTCTTCGTCCACGAAGTACCCCGAGAAGTCGAAGTTGTTGTAAATCATGCGTACACACGCCCCTTCGCTCGCGCTGCGCGGTTGCCGAGCCGGTAGAGTTCCTGCGCCATGGCGCGAACGTCGCTCTCGTTGCGCACGTTCATGTTCTCCACTACCACGGTCGCGCCGCCACCAGCGCCGCCGCCGAGCATGGAGAGCGCTTCGGCCATCAGTTCGGGAAGCTTCGAAAGCGGCATGACCGCTTCTGCGCCGGCTTCGCCCACGCCGATGACCGAAGGGCGGTTGATGATGCCGCCCTTCGCGTACCAGTCAACGCCGATATGGGGGATGGATGGCGGGTTCAGGCTGAAGCTTCCTTGGATGCTGAAGTGGGGAAGCTTGATTTTCGGAAGTTCAAGCTTGCAGTTCGAAAAGAAGTTCGCGATTGCCCCGAGCGCGTCGGACACGATGTTCTTAGCACCGCCCATCACGTTGTCGATGGTGTTCTTTATTCCGTTGAACACGCCGCTCGTTATGGCCGTGATGTTGTTCCACGCGCCCTGTACCACCGAAAGTATGGTGTTCACCACGCCCGACACCACGCCCATGATGGCGTTCCACACGCCGGATATGATGCTTGAAATGCCGTTCATGATGGTGGAAATGCCGTTCTGCATCTGCGTGAAGTCGCCGGTCACGATGCCGTGGATAAGGCCGAGAACCGTCTGGAAGATGCCCTTAATCACGTTAAGCACGCCGTCGATGACCTGCTGCACGCCCTGCATTATGGAAGTGACGGTCTGGAGTATCGCCCCCAGCACGTTTCCGACCACCTCTAGGATGTTCTCGATGACGGGCACCGCGACGGTAATCAGGAACTGCAAGATGCCGTCGATTATGGGCATGAGGTTCTGAATGACCGTCGAAACGGTCTGCTCCACCACTGCCATGAACTGCTGGACGTAGGGCTGAAGGAACGCCCCTATTTCCTGCACCTTTGCGCTGATGGCATCCCATGCGCCGATGACGGTGTTCCTGAAGCCCTCGGAGGTGCTCCAGAGGTACACCACCGCAGCGGCGACCGCCGCTATGACGGCCACGACGGCCGCCACGGGCGCGGCTATCGCCGCGACCGATGCGCCCATGCCGCCGGCCGCTATGCCCGCGCCCGAGAAGAAGCCGCCGAGGGACACGAGGGCGGTTCCTATGGTTTGGAGCGAGCCGAGAAGGGTTCCCACTATGACAAGCACGGGGCCGATGGCCGCGAGGAACGCGGCGATGCCCAAGACAGCGTTCTGGGCGGCGGGGTCTAGCCCGCTGAACCAGTCGGCCACGCCCTTTGCCATGTCCGCGACGCCCTTCAGCGCTTCGACGCCCTTTTCCGCGAAGGGCTGGAAGGCGTCCTGCAACTCTCGAAGCGCGCTCTTCGCCCGCGACCCCAAGTTCTCGGACATCGCATCCGCCGCGCCGGACGCTGCTCCCGCGACGTCGGCGAAGCTGTCGTTCACGCCGCCGAGCGCGAGTATCATCCCCATTGCATTGTCTTCGCCGAGCGATGACCACAGGGTGGAAGCGATGGCCGCGCGGTCTGTTTCGCTGGTCATCGTCTGCATGTCGCCGATGACGGCGTTAAGCACATCCTGCGCGGTCGCCTTTCCCTCGCGGAACGAGTTGAAGACCTCTTGGGTTCCCTTAGAGAACTGCCCGATGCCCTCTTCCATGCGCCCGTCTGACAGCGACGTCAGGAACTCGTTCAGGAAGTCGCCCACCTTGTCGAGGTTGTAGGCACCGGACGCGGTGCCCGCTTCCAGAAGGCTGAAGTACTGGCTCGCGGACATGCCGGCTTCAGCCCAGCGGCCGCCGTACTCCGAAAGGTTGTCGCCCAACTCGTCGGTGTAGTCGAGACCGCGCTGCGTGCCCGCCACCAGAAGGTCGCACGCTTCCTGTGCGGACAGCCCGAACTTCTTCATCAGCACGTTGATTCCACGCACCGATTCGGTCATGTCCGAGCCGAACGTGTCTTCGAGCATGATTGCCGACTGCGTGACAATTTCCAAGTCTTCGTCGGAAACGTCGCGCAGCACCGCCCGCGTCTTTATGAGCGCGTCGGTAATCTGCTCCACGGATTCGCCCCAGCCGCCGTTGTAGAGGTTGCGGCCGACCTCCAAAAGCTTTTTCGCTTGCTCTTCGTTGCCCTGACAGGCGGCCTTCATCTTCGCGAAGGCGTCATCGAACTGGACGGCGGTCGCCATGACCGCCGTCCCGGCTGCGGCGACGGGCGCGGTGATGCCGGCCGTCATGCCGGTTCCGACGCTCTTCATGCTGTCGCCGACCTCTTTGTAGTCATCGGCGACATCTTGCAGCTTGTGCCCGAGTTGCCCGAGTGATGACTGGGCTGCCTTCTGAGCCTGCTCGGATTGCTTCAGGGCGCGCTTGTAGCTGTCAAGCTGCCCCTCGGTCTTGATGATTTCGCGCTGAAGCTTGTCCCACTCGTCTGTGCCGACCTTGGATTCGTCCATGCTCGCAAGCTGAGCCTTCAGGACGCGCAGCTTGTCCTTCGTCTCTTCGACGCGGTTGCCAAGCTGCGCAGTCTGCTGGGCAAGAAGCTTCACGTTGCCGGGGTCGAACTTCAGCGCGCTGCGTATCTGGTTCAGTTCGGTTTGCGTTCCCTTTGCGGCGGTGTTGACCTCGCGCATGGCGCTCTTCAGCTTGGAAGTGTCTGCTCCCAACTCTATAACCAGACCCTTGTAGGCCGTCGCCATGCTCTCACATCCTCTTCATTGCTTCGATGTCTTCTTGGGTCGCGTCGCGGCACCCGTCATCCTCTCGGCCTTCGTAGGCTTCTGCGGTGATGGCCGAGAAAATCAGGAATTCGCCGAGCGACATCCAGTAGAGGTCATCCATGGAAAAGCCCATGGAAAGCGCTCCTAGCACCATCGCGTGGTACTTGTAGCGCTTCGTCGCCTGACCGGGGCTACTGCTGCTCTTCCTCTTCGGAAGCTTCGGCGGCTCCTCGAAAAAAAGCGTCTTTCACCTCGCGCGTGACGCCCTCCATCCAGCCTTCCATCTGATAGTCGATGTCGGCTGTGGAGTTCATCCATGCGGCATAGCCCGGAACCGTCGCCGGGCTTGCCGTCTTCATCATCGCCCACAGGCAACGGCGCAGCACGCCGAAGTTGGGCACCTCGCCCATAGCCACGAAGTCATCCACGATGTCGCGGCCGTCGAACTCCTTTTCGTAGAGGTAGCACGTGATGGCGGATGCGTGGATGCTCACGCTCTCATTCTTGTTGATTTGCACGCTGCGCACGTCGTTTCTCCTTTAACCCTCGGTGATTTCTGCGCCCTGCTCGTTTCCGCCGGCATCCGGCATCGCGGCTGCGGGCGGGGTGTGAACCTTCTTGAACCAGCTGTCGAAGACCGCTGCGCTCTTCTCGGTGAGTTCGCACATGGCCTTCACGTAGTGCTTGTCGCCGAATGCGAGCGGGTCGATGGACACGCTGACGGTCTCGGTGGTCGGCTCCACGCTGTCTTCGGTGGTAGACCACTCGTTCTCCGGCCTGTCCATGGTCACGTAGTAGTAGCAGAAGCGCGTGTTGGTGACGTCGCCTTCCACCTCGTAGAGCAGCGCGAAGGGCTTGTTCACCTCTTCGCCGTCTGTGACCTCGTACAGAACGCCGGTATCGGGGTCGAGTTCCCAGCCCTGAGCGGCTGCCATGACTTCCAGCGCAACCTTCGCCATTTCGAGGTCGGCGGTGTAGCCGTTGTTCGCGCGGCCTACGTAGTAGACCGTATCGTCGGCGAACCACTTCTTGGTGTCGCCCTCGGGGCTGGTCTTGATGGAGCGGCAGCCCGGAAGGGCTAGCGGGGTGTCGTACTGCTCGGTCTCTTCATCGAACCATGCGACATGCACGTTGCGCACGCCGTAGCGCACGCCCTTACTTTTCTTCTTCTTCGACATCTTCTGTCCTTCCTTTCGTGTCGGTGAACGTGTATGTGGTCTCATGCAGCCGTTCGCTGCTGATGGGGTTTCGAGCCTTCGAGAACGAGCCGTAGCCCGCGTTCTCTAGGCATTCCTCCACGGAAGCTTCGGCTTCCGCGTCGGGGTAGCGGTCGGTGTAAAGGCGAACCTCGCACTGGTCGAAGGCCGCATAGCGGGCGTCATCGGCGTACAGCACGTTCTCGTCGGGCATGGTGTAGGAGATGCGCGGAAGTCTCGTCTCATGCGAGCCTAGGAGGTTGACGGGGTACCCCGTCTTCTTCAGCGCGTCGCACACGCTCTTCTCGCTCATATCCCCATGTCCCTTTCCAGTTCCTCGGCTGCTTGCCGGAACGCCGGTTCGATGTGCGGGATTCCGCGCACGAACCCGCCGTCGCGCTTCTCGTGCCCCTTTTCGAGCAGATGCGTCAAGCCGGGCTTCTTCGCGTTGTAGATGACCGCCGTAGAGCCGGCTCCGATGCCCTCTTCGACCTTCGAGCGCCATCCCTTCGAATAGCCGCCCTTCTTCTTGGGAGACGTCTTCTTCAGGCGCTGGACGGTCTTTCGAGCCGTCTTCTTCACGGCTTCGCCGGCGTCTTTGCGCTCTTCTGCTGCATAGCTTTTGACTATGCGCGCCATGGATGACGCCAAGCTGTCGGGGCTGATGGTGCTAGGCATCGTCGGCCACCTTCTGGGCGCAGGTCAGCCGCACCATTTCGCCGCGCCCGGTAGGCTGGGCGTCGGTGATGGTGAGCGTCTCGGCGTGGTACTCGATGGTGTCTTCCCCTTCGTAGTCGCATGCGCGCATCTGAAGCACGCAGCGCGTCCTGAAGCCCTCGGCGTTTGCGACGTCGAAGGCTTCGGCTGAGACCGTGAAGGGGTTCACGAAGACGCGCCGGCGGCGCGCTTTCGCGACCTCTCGGCCGTTGTCGCCTTCGCAGTACGCGAACTTCACGAGGTGAGCGCAGTCGGAAAAGCCCGTCATAGCCCCTTCGCTCCTTCCGCTGTGTACTCTTGCGAGTTGAGCATGTCGCGCTCGCACGCAAGGTAGCTTTGCCAGTACTTATCGCTGTCTGGGTTGTCCAGACCGAAGCGCGCCTTGCAATACGTCATCACGGCTTCGACCACGAGCGGGTCGGTGTCGGATTTCGCCTTGCCCTCGATGACGCCTGAAAGCATCAGGTCGTGGCGCGCTGCGCGGCACAGCCCGTCCACCTCGTCATCGAAGGCGTCGGAGGTCAGGCGAAGGGCTGTCTTGGCTTTGCCAAGCAGCCCGTCGCGCATGCCCGTTCCCTCTGTCTGTGCGACCTCGGACATCGGCCTAGCCCTGCACGCTCGCAGCGACTGCGGCGGTGTGGGTGTACTTCACGAAGCCCTTCGGGTTGCGAAGGCCGGCATCCACGAGCGCATAGCCGGAGTAGGTGTGCTTGCGGGTCTTCACGTCCACGTCATCCATGATGTTGACCTGGTCGAAGTCGTTCACCTGAAGTTCTGCCGGATAGCCGAAGTAGATAACGCCGTCGGCCAAGGTATCGTCCTTCTTCGCGGCGGCACCGTAGATGCGGCCTTGGACGATGGGGTCTTCCATCGCAGAGGGGATGAACGCCTTCTTGTTGTCCTCGGTGGTGATGCCGGCGAGGACGTTCCAGATGGTCGCTTCGTTGGCGTAGACCGACCGCACGCCGCGACCCTTCAGAAGGCCGAAGCAGCGGCGCACCTCTGCATCGGTGAGCGTTCCGCTGATGATGTTCTCGTCGGCGATGCCCGCCTTCGCGCCCTTGGCCGTGCCCTCGTCAAGGCGCTGGTAGCAAAGCTTCTCGATGGCGACCTTCATGCGGTCTGCAATCTCGCGCACGAGCCATGTGCGGAACGCGCCAAGGGACTGAATCTCCATCTTGCGGGTGAGGTCAACGTGCTTCTTGATTTCCTCGCCCGTCAGCGTGATGGTGTTCCATGCGTTCTGCTCGTCATCGTTGGCCGCGCCCTCGTCGGTTGCGGCGGCGTCGCCGGCGGTGATGCCGGTGTGCTGCACGATTTCGCAGATGTGCGCGAAGTTGGTGTGGTATGCATCGGCGTACAGGGGCGCGTCCGCCTCCATCAACTCCACGATTTCGTCCATGATTTCGGTCGGCACGACGGCACCGCTGTTGGCGGTGGTCATCGTGTAGGCCGCGCGCTGCTCGGCCGTAGGCTCGCCGAACATGTAGCTTCGGCGGCCACCATCGGGGACGCTCGCCATCTCGCGCAGCCATGCGTCGCGGTACTCCGGGGAAGAAGCGTCGTAGCTGCGCGGCTCGGCGCTCTCGGCGGGGACGGGAAGGACGATGGCGCTTCCGGCGTCGATGGACGCGCGCACGGCGGCGCGGCGCTCTGCAAGGCCGTTGTTGGCGGCGTTGGCGCGCTCGTTCAACTCTGCGGTGATGTCCGCCGTGCCCTTCTCGAACTCGGTCAGGGCTTCATCGTCGGCATCGTCGGTGTTCTCGGCGATGCGCTTCAGCATGTTGCGCAACTCGTCGGCGGTGCGCTTCTGGATGGGCGCGCCGGCGAAGAAGGCGCGCAGTTCGTCGCGAAAACTCATAGTGTGGTCTCCTTTGCAATCTGAGCCTTCAGTTTTATTTGCCTTCGGCGTCGCAACTCCTGCGCCTTGCGTTCCCCCATCACTCCGTCAGCAAAGGAACGTGCCGATATAGCCGTAGCGTCGTTGGCGGGGATGGACACCGCCGAAACGTCGAAGACCTTCTTCACCTTCGTGATGGTTCGAAGGTCGTTGTCGTTGTCCCATATCTCTTCCGCCACCGTGAACGCCCAACTCATGCGGTCAACGAGACCGGCGGCGATGGCTTCGTAGAGACGCCGGGCGTCTTCTGTGCGCCCGAGGTCTGCCGCGACGAAGATGCCGTGGCTGTCGGAAGCGATGTGCAGGTTCCCGGCGCGGTTGCGCGCGAACACCATGCCTTCATGGTCGTACTGGAAAATCACGTCGGACAGGTCTGCGCCGTCCAGCACGTCGGGCGCAATCTGCTCGCGGATTCCGTAGCAGAGTTCGTAGGGCTGGTTGAACGTGGTCGCGTAGCCCTCCACGTAGTAGTCTGTGTCGAAGAACTTCCGGCGCTCGCCCTGTGGTGAGGTCGCGAGCGGCGAGGTGAAAGCCCTGTAGACCCTGTTTTCCTTAACTGGCATCTTCGCCCTTCTCCTTCTCGTCGCTTTGTTTGTTCGCTTCTGCGGCGGCCTGCGCCGCTTCCTTGGTCTGCGCGGCAAGGTTCTCGGACAGGATGTACTCGCCACGGATGGCGAACTGCTGACCGGCACCGCCCGGAACGGGCGGCAGCCCGAACTTCGCGCGGAACTCGTCGGCGCACATAGCGCCACGGTCTGCCATGGCTTGGCACAGCGCGGCCTTCGTCTGGTTGCTCATGTAGTCGATGGATGAACTGAAGAAGGCGATTGCGTTTCCCTGCGCCCGCTCTCGCTCGGTGTAGGTCATGTTCGTGAGAACGAGCGAAAGCTGCTGCTGGAAAGGCTCTATCTTCGATTCGTAGAAGGCGTTCCACACGTCTTCGTTGAACTTGTTCTGCAAAATCTCTTCGTTGACGCCGAAGTAGCTGTACACGTTGCGCTCGATAATCTCCATCTGCGCAGCGTCCACGGTGTACTGCTTGCGGTCGATAGGCTCTACGCGGCTCCACGTCTGGTCGTATGCCATGACGCCGGTCTTGTTGGAGCCGGCGAGGTTGTCCTTGGCGAACTGGTCGCGTTTCTTCGCGATGTCTTCGGGTCGGTTCTGCCCGGTAATCTGCACCAGCCATTCGATGCGCGCGCTGTTCTCTATCGCGTTGTTGATGGCCTGGTTCTGCGCGTCGATAAGCTTCATCGTCGGGGCAATCGGTTCGTTGCCGTCGCCGAACAGGTCGCTTTCCATCTGGAACTTGGTCAGGACGCCCACATTCTCGGACGGCTCTAGCGCTGTCTGGCCGCTCGCGAATCGGAGTTCGTACCACAACTCGCCAGCGACGGAGTAGGGGCGAACCGATGTCGGAAGCGCGGGGAAGTACCCCGTTATGCGCCCGTACTGGTCGCGCAGCGGGAAGATGAAGCACGTGGTCTTCGCTTCGAGGATGGCGCAGCAGCGGTACAGGAACTTCGTCCTGTCCTGCCACGGGTTGGGCTGGTATTCCAGCGCCCGGGCGATGGAGCGGTTCGCCGAGCCGGTCACGATGGGCTGAAGCTTGCTGCACTGCGTGGCGACCGCGTTCACCGCCGCGCGGGTCAGCGCCATTTCGAAGACGCCGCCCTTGTAGTCGGTGTAGGCCGGGGCGTAGCTTGTCAGCGTGGTGAAGTAGCCGTCAACGTCTCGCTGCGGCTTCTTCTTCGGTTTGAATATCGCGTCAAAAATTCCCATGCTCCAAAGCATAGGAACCGTGTCAGGGGTTTTCGGTCGGCGTTGCCCTAGATGATGTTCTGGTACTCAGCGAAGCGGTTCTGAAGCACGATGTAGGCGCAGAGTTCGGCCACCATTCCGTCTATTCGGTTGCGCTTGTCGTTGTTCTTCTTGTCCAGCTGGATGTTGTTGTTCACGTCCGTTCGCACGGCGGCGTTAAGGCGGCACCACTGGTCGATGGGGTGGTCGTTGTTCACTATGCGGTTCGCCTTCAGGTCTGCTTTGAACGATTTCATGGGGTCGGACATCGTTCGCGCCCCCTGCCGAACCACTATGAGGTTGTCCTTGCCCACGAACATTTCAAGGTCGTGCTTCGTCGCATCGTCTATATGCCACGGGTCGTAGCCGATGGCGTAGGTGTACAGGTCTTCTTCGTCGCGCAGCTCTATGAGCCATTCGAGCAGCACGCCCTTCGGCACCTTGTTCCCCGGCACCGCGCGCATAAGGCCGCGCTTGACCCACTGCGTGTAGGGCACGCCGTCGCGCTCGGCGCGGCTTCCGCCCTCGGCCGCTTCGTCTATGACGGTCTGCGGCAGCCAGTACATGCTTCGCTTGTAAATCCTGTCATCGCCGGGTCTCATGCAGAAGACGCACGCGGCGGTGAGGTCGATGCTGTCTGCCGCGTCGAAGCCGGCTATTCCGTAGCGGAAGCCCATGTCGGCGAACTCGTATCGCTCGGGGTTCGCGATGTGCTGCCACGACAGCCATGCCGAAGAAGCGTTCTCCTTCATGTTGAAGTCCTTCACCATGACGGTGGGGCGGTACTCGGGGTCGTTCTTCGCCTTTTCCACGTTCTGAAGAAGGAAGCGCTCCTTCTTGATGGTGCCAAGCCCGGGGTTCGGCTTAATCCAGCATGCCGGGTCTTCCCACTCTTCGGGGCTGTCCAATTCGTAGAGCCATGCGAAGAAGCTGTCATCGGTGATAAGGCCGTCGAGCCATTTGCTCGCGTAATCGTACTGCGCGTCGAAGATTGACTGCCGCACGAATCCGTTTGTCGTGATGCACCATATGAGCGGCTGGGTGCGCGCCGATATGCCCTGCTTCAGCAGGTCGTAGATGTCGCGTGTCTTGTGTGCGGCTAGTTCGTCTATGAGCGCGAAGTGGACGTTGAAGCCGTCCATGGAGTTCGGTCTGCCGGAAAGCCGCTCGATGCGCCCCAAGTTGAAGGGGAGTTCTATCTTGCCCACGTCTTTAGATTTGGGCTTGTTGGTCTTCTTCCACAGCAGCGGGTTAAGCTTCAGCATGTTGTAGCACGGCTCGTAGCTTTCCATCGCTTGGTCTTTGGAGGTCGCCGCGTTGTAGATGTGAGGGGCGTACTCGCCGTCGTTGAAGGCGGCGTCCACCTCTAGCGCAGCCCCGACGGTGGTCTTGCCGTTCTTTCGCGCCATCATCCACAGTTCTTCGAAGTACTTGCGGATGCCCTCGTCATCGACCATGCCGTAGGCATGCGCGATGATGGATTTCTGGAACGGCTCGAAGCTGATGGGTCTCGGGGCGCTGCCGACGGCGGTCATGCAGAACCGCTCCATGAAGTCGATGTGCTTTGCCGCCATCGCTTCGTCGTAGTGCCACTTCGCGGGGTTGCGTATCTCGTCTAGCGCGCGCATCGTGGCGCGCGCAACCTTGTCGCACACAACGATGTCGCCCGCTTCCACCTGTTCGAAGTAGCGCAGGAAGTCGCGCTGGTACTTCATGGCTACAGCCCTATGAACTTCTCTAGTTCGTCTCGAACATCCTCTGCTTCTCCGGGTATCAGCTTGACAAGCTTCATGCACAGGTCGGCATGGCGGGTGACCAGCTTGTTGTACGTCGCAAGATACGGATTCTCGCGAAGCCCCTTCTGGCCGCCGCCGTTGTCGTAGGTGATTATCGTCGGCTGCTTGTCCAGCGCTTCGCGCAGTTCGGTGACGCGCACCGAAAGGAAGATGTAGTTGTCGGCCATTTCCGACGCGATGAAGCGCTGGTCATCGGGAAGCGTTGCCAAGATGTCCTTCATCTTGCGCTTCAGCGCGTTCATGCGACGGGTTCGCACGGCCTTCGCGGCTGCTTCCTTGCGCCGCTGCGCCGCGCGCTCTTCTGCTGTCTGCTCGCGGGTCATCTTGCACCGCCCACGACGTCGTTTCGGGGCGGCTCGGCTTCGCTTGTGCGCGAAGCCGCCGCGAAACGGGTGCAAAAGTTTCTAAGAATAGCGTTCTCTGCGCAATCCACGCAAGACCACCCCCTTTTCCAGATTCGTGAATCTATCTTTTTTCTTCTTCCCAGCAACGGTGCCCAAAACCAGCCCCCTAATCCTGAGATAGGGGGGCTATGTTCCCGTCGGCGTCGAACACGAAACCGGCTCTGATGTTGGGTTTCGTGTTGTGTTCGACGTTGTGGCACTCCATGCAGAGCAGTTCAAGGTTCGTAAAGTTCAGTGTAATGGCCGTGTCAGTAATGTTGTCGGGTGTGAGGTGCGTCTTGTGGTGAACGATGTCGCCCTTCACAATCAGGCCGCGAGCGCGGCAGCGTTCGCAAAGCCCGTGTTGCGTCGCAGCGTAGGCTTTGCGGGTTTGCCGCCATGCTTTCGAGTTGTAGAACCATTCCGCCCACGGCTGAGCCATTATGCGTACCTTCTCGCGAATGGCGCTACGAGCGCGCATGCGCTCACCTCTTCGGCGCTCATGTCCATGCGCAGGGCGGCGCTGCCGCCGCATGGCTTGAAGTCGCAGGACTTGCCGGTCTTCAGCGTGTCCATGGCTTGGCTTGCAAGCTTGACGAAGTACGGGTTCACGGCGATGCCTTCCGCTTCGCGTTCCTGCCCGGCCGAGACGCCTTCCCAGTTGAACTTCTCCACGGCCTTGTTGCGCGCAAGGCCGTCGGCTTCAAGCGCGAAGCTGGTCTGCGCGGTCGCGCCGTCTGCTTCTACGGACACGGTGACGCTTCCCTTGACTGTCTCGAAGCTGATGCTCTGCGCGCTCTTCAGGCTCTTGCTGATTCCGCGCATCATAGCCCTGACCGATTCCTTGCCGAGCGTAAGGCTCTTGCCATCAGGCCATCGGGCGAACGTCGCGGGCACGGTCACGGCGATGGAGGTGTAGCCGTTCATGCCGCACACCTTGGCGCTTGCGCCCTCGCGCCGTACTTGGAAGATGGAGTAGGGATAGCCGCCGTTCGCTAGGTTGGCTGCTGCTTTCACCGCAAGCGGATTCGTTATGGTTGCTCTCATGGTCTTACCTTTCGGCTCTAGTCCTTCACGACGCCGACCGACCAGTTGGGGAAGTACACGGTCTCGGCGTATTTCTCGTTGAACGATTCGCAGAACGCCTTGATGTCGCAGCGTGCGGCGTCTGACAACTCGAAGTCTTCGTAGGCGTATTCGCTCTCTTCCATGAGCGCTTCCACCTGCTCGGGCACAAGCCCCAGCTTGGTCTCGTAGCACCCGTAGACGCCACCTTCCGGGAACTCCGGGGCGGATATGTTTTCTTCCGCGAAGAGCGCGTCTACCATTTCTTCGTAGTCGGTCGTGGCGTAGTAGCAGTCGTTCAGGTTGCAATAGAGTTCTTGGCCGTCGTACTGCGAAAGGGGAACCTTGCGCGCAGCTTCCCACCGCGCCTTCTGCTGCTCGGCATAGAAGCGGTCGCGTTCCTTCTGGCGGCACTTGTTGCACAGCGGCGAGAACTGGTAGTCTCGCTGCGCTCCGCATTCAGGTCACTTCTCGCCGACGCAGCAGGTCTCGGCCTGTTTCTTCGCGTGGTAGTACTCGCCGCACACGCTGCACATGTAGACCTTGTGTTCCTGTCTCTTATACACATCTGACGCTGCCGACGAATTA